TTCTAGATGAATATCCACATAAGATATTGCCTCTTGCGGAAGTAAATCTAAGTGTTGACCAGTATAAAGAACTTTATAAGGCTTTCCATGTTGAGTACATGCATCCATTACCGGCTTAAGTTTGATATATTCCGGTCTTGTTCCAAAGCTTATAAGAATCATTTTATTTCCCTTAAAACGGTTTTCCATCCATTTTCAATAGCATTCACAACACACTCATCGCGTTGTTGGTAAAACACTCCATGATTTCTAGTGTGAGAGCTTGCCTTATCATCCACTCCGTATTTATATCCTTTTAGTGAGCTAAAAAGATCGGGTTGGTTTTTTGGGTGAGGAGGACAATATGTTTTTACATTACCATACTTTTGGCAGCAATAAGAAAATTGAATATCCTCGCCATTATCCCACATGTAAGGTTTCTCCATCCATAAATATTTTACCCACTCTTGTTTAAAAAACCATGCATGGCCAACCAAATCAACTTCCACCGTGTGAGGGTTTTGAGAAGACCAGCCAAATCGAGTGTGTCCTTGATATCGAGGGCCATTCAAAATTACACCTGCTCCACCCATAATTCCCGGTGTTTGCTCCATGGTGTTTAGGCAGTTCTCAAACCATCGTTTACCGGGAATAGTATCATCGTCAAACAATGCAACGTGCTCAGTATCAGCAAGCATAGCAATAGAGAAGCGCCCGTAATATTTCCAATTATAATCGTTTTTTATTACTCTATCAACCTTTAATTTGGAAAAATCATAATTTTTATTATCATCATGATAGTTTACCCATACCCAGATTTGTTGTGGTGCAACACTTTGACTGCGAATAGCTGCGATTTGCTCCTCTAGATATTCAGGGCGACGATAGCAATTTAAAATAACTGTAATATCGCCTTTGAGTGGTTTTTTCTCTTTGTTAATAAAAGATGTAAATAGTTGTAATGCTTTATCTTTTCTTTCACGAATTTTATCGATAAGTGGTTGACCTGATAGTTCAAATATGGTTTCACTAGCTGCACCCAGAAGTTTAGGTTTTGTAAGCAGCTTACAGTTAAGCATTTTAGCTTCAATAGATATTCGTGAAAATGTTTCCAACACTTTAGGAAAGAAAACCAACGCTTCATACTTGGCAAGTTCCTTTAGTAGCGTTTCTTCATTCGCAGGTCCGATAAGATCGTAAGGAAGATTATTTTTTTTGCAAAAAGCTTCAGCTTCCGGAGTGCTTTTGATCGGATTCGAAGAGTTGATTATTGCATATTTTTCGTTTTTAGATTCGGGAATTGTACGAGATATGAAGTCTAGTTTATCATCAGACCATAAACTGCATCCTATACTATAAACATTGTTAATATGGAGGTTTTTTTCTATAACCTCTTTGCATACCTTGCTGAGAACTACAACTGCTTCCGCATTCGCATAAAAATCTTTATTGATTATTTGATCCGGAGGTGCCACAAAGTCTTTGTAGACACCCGGATCTCTAGATTTAAGATATTTGTGATCATGCTCGTAGATTACATACCGCTCAGACATGAGAGCATCGCGATGGGCGGGAGCCAAGGAAGTAAAATTACTTACAATAAAAAAATATTTTTTTTCAAGATATGAGTTGGTAAAGTCAGCACATCTTACTTTGGTAACGTTGTGACCCTCAGAAAGCAAATGATCAATAAGAACAGAGTCGTTGCTTTCTGCGCCTCCTAACAAATCCTGTTTAAAGAAGTCTGCTAGAAAAACTATCTTCACTAGACAACCTCAATCTTCTGAAGTCCGTCCGACCATTCATCCTCCAGAAGATCTTTGACCGCTTCAGCAAATCTTGCGTGAATTACTTCTTGAGAAAAATTGGGAACAATCCACTCCTGCAGTTCTGCTGCTTGTTTTTTAAATCGTCCATAGTCCTTGTAGACTTCACGAAGCTTCATCTTAAAAGAACCCTGCTGTGGATAACACCACAACGAATCTTGCTGGACTACACCGTCCCAGACGGCTTCAGCATTAACAGGGGAAAGATCATAATCAACTTTAGCGAATAGGGCTTTAAGCTCTTCTTTTCCTTTTTTATTTTTCTTTGGTGCGTATAGGAAGTCAACATAGCCACTCCACGCGGGAGCAATAACTGGAAGTCCCGAATATGCAGCTTCAAAATGAGGCAATCCAAAGCCCTCACCATGAGAAAGAGAAACAAAAGCTTTTATTTCCTCTTGGCGGTAAAGTGAGTGTACCTCTTCCTCCGTCATGTCTCCATGAAGAAGGTAAACCTTGCATTGTCTATTGGGGTATTTCTTCAACATTCGTTCTAAAACGTCGGTAATTCCTTTTCTATCTAACTTAGAGCCACCCTTCGCGAAGGTCTTCACCACTAAGCCTGCATCCGGATTGTCAATAAACTCTTCTACAAACCAACTCACAACATTATGCATGTTTTTACGTGGTCCCCATTGAGCAATAGATAAAAAATTAAATTTGGTAGGAAGATTTAATTCTAGATCCTGTAAGGGGTAGTCTTTTGCGGAATAGTGAATAACATCCACTCCTACCTGCGGATTGAATTTCAGAGAGATGGGCTGGCCAGTCTCTGGGTGAACAGCCTCATATACAGTATTAATATAAGTTTGCTTGGAGTGCTCCGATATCGTAAGAATTTTATCCACAAGATAGCTTTGATTAAGCCAGTTCGGAGCTACTTTTGTGGTTTCAATACCAGCAGTTACGCCAATGTTAACGGGGCATAGCTTTTGCCATTCATTAGGAATGGTGACTTGAAATGAGACATCAAACTGTACTTGCTGCTGCATCGCAAAAGCAGTTTTCTTGATCAGGTGTTCGAGCCAATGGCGTTCGTCTGAATCCTCCCATACCCAATTTGAATTTCCCCAGTTGGTAGGAGACAGGTAAAGGTCTACCTTGTCTTCCATATCTCTCAGGGCACGAAGTGTTGCACGTGCATGCTCTCCATAACCAGTTCTGGTGAGTGCTGGTCCTACTACTATTACTTTTTTCACTGTCCTAGCTCCTTTACAACCCAACGGTTATCATATTTTCTAGTATCCCATGATCCTTCTTCTTCATGAATTTTTTCTAAATACTCAACCCATGTTTGGGTGTATTTTTCAAAACCATAATTGCTTAGAACATGTTCACGTCCTTTGGCTCCCATCTCCTTACGCTCCTCTGGAGTCATAGAGAAGATTTTTTCAAACGCTGCAACGACACTCTCCTCTGAAAGTCTGTCTTCATAGATCCATGGAATCTCTTGTGAACCAATAATTGCCTTGGACGTTGGTTCAATGCCCACTCCAAACCAATCTTTACCGTTTGTAACTTGTTCTTGCAATCCGCCAGTCATATTCACAATGATTGGGGTGCCACATGAAAGAGATTCCAACGTTCCCAAGCCAAAGCCTTCTGCATCGGACACATTAACAGTGCAATCAACCATGTTGTAAATTTGAGCCAGCGTGTGAGGATCAACCTTGGTCTGGCTAAAAAGAACTTCACCATTTTTAAGGCCAAGTTCGTTGATAATGGCTTGCAAGTCTTGACCATGAGGATCTTTAACCTCGGTGTGCATGACCAAAGAAGCTTTATCATGCCCCACTTTATCAAGAAAAGCTTTGAACCAAAAAATTAAAGAACCACTTTGTTTACGGCGGGCATTGCGATTATTCCAAAAGAAAATTAATTTATTTGGATCATAAAACTCACCAAATATTTGTTTTTTAATTTCTTCAATATTTTCAAGATCTTCGGAGGGTTTAAAAATATCATTGTTAACAGCATGAGGAATGTATTGTGAGCTTACCTCGGGGGCTACTGTTTTTACAATATCATCAGTAACTTTGGAAATACAAGCGATTCTATCGTTTGATGAATAAAAAACATGATTATAGGTGGGGTACGGCTTGTTATCCCAGACGTGGTAATAGACTAGAGGCATCAATGGTCTAATCTCGTTTTCCATCTCCCATAGCCAGTGCCAAAACCTAGGATCGGTCATAAACCATAGAATGTCTGGTTTTTCTTGGCGAATAATGGATCTAACAATCTCGGGAGTGCCATATCCATCTACTGGAAAGATAGTCCAGCGATCTCCATATTCCTCAGTGCGAATTGGATCGTACTTGGGATGCTTCATTGCGCCGCCTAGGCTAACAACATCAAATTTTCCACTATCTAAAAGTGCCTCACAGATATACTTCGTTTGCGTCCCTACGCCACTGGGAGAAAGAGGCATATCTCCAAGGGTGAGAACTTTAATTCTTTTTTCCATTTATTCCTCATGTGCAGTGCGGTGTGTTATAAAACATACATGTACCATATCTTCCATAACATGAAAGTTTGTTTTTAACATGGTTCTGCTTTTGAATATTGTATATAGCTTTATTCAATAATTTAAGGGCATTTTCAGTTTTTTTCTGACCGCTGGTCACCTTAAATATTTCTACATGATTGTTTTTAGCAGTTCGCTTGAGGAGGGCAAAATGAGTAAGGGCATCTGTTGGATTAATATTATTTTTTTTACACCAGAAGTGTTTGTACAAAGTTAACTGATAATTGATGAGCTTGTCTGTTTTTTTCCGTTGATCCCAACCCCATGAACAAGTCTTCCAATCGATAACATGATATTTTTTATCCGAAGTCTGGATAACTAAGTCCACAAAACCTTTGAAATCGTAATCTTTGTTCTCTATGGGTTCAAAAAGTTTTTCTTCTACGGAGATTAATTTAAAATTGCCAAAGTACTTCTTTAGACCGGGGAGTACGTATTCAGTCAGTTTATCACCCTGAGTTCTCATAGCTAGAACCAACTCGGTATTGAGGGTGATGGCGGGATCTAGCTGTTTAAGCTCTTGAAGGTTTTTTAAAAATTCTTCTTGAAAGTGTTTCTTAGCGTTATAATTATCTGTTTTTTCTAGCTGCACTAGAGTTTCACAAATGGTATGCATCGCAGTTCCAAAAGCAGTGTGTTCGCTTCCAATAAACTTGTCAATCTTATCAATATAAGTTAGTTTGTGTTTCCATGGGCACGTAACCCATTCTTTAAGTTCTGAAAAAGAAATATGCGCCATCAGCCGACCTTATTTTTGAGTTCGTTTTTTCCTATTACGACCAGTGGTGTTTCCAGTTGGTGTCGTAGTTGTTGGTTTTGTCGTCTCAGTAGTTGTTGTGGTTGCAGTGGTCGTTGTTGTTGTGGTTGTCTTTGCCGTGCTTGTGGCGGTTTTGGTAAAGACATACGTTCCCACGTTTACGTGTGATTCGTAGTTGTTAATTTTTGTATTTCCACTGGTAAATGTATAACCAGTTAACTCAACTTTGAGTTCTTCATGTTCTCTAAGTAGCTTTACCATGTCATTCTTGTAGAAAGTCTCTTTGGATACACTTTTAACCACTAAGGGAAGCGTAACAGTTACAATGATTGTATCATCAATTTTATCTATTTTAGTATTCATTTTTACTCCTCATTTTTGTCCAATATTTGAAGGATCTTTTTAAAAAGAACAGGACTTGTGGCCTCCAACACATTTGGATTTCCTAATAAGTAGTTTTCAAAACCATTTGCCCAATATTCACGCAAAGAGGTGATTGCGTATGGGGAGTAAAATAGTTCTGAGGATATGTTTCGTAAATAATCGTATCCCAATTCGTTATATAAATGATTATCAAATTCTGGTTGATAATCGGGATTGTTATATGCTAACATACTCATTGTGGGTTTGTCAACAAGATATTTTAAATGTCTACGTTTTGCTAAAAATTCTTGTTCTAATTCTGCATCTCCGTATAAAACTTCTTCGTATCTTTCCTCAATGGAGTGTGCGATTTCGTGAATGATATCATCAATTAAATCCGCCTCGTTATCTTGATCTGGGCTAACGTAAATTGCTCCGTCATCCCAAAGGGCATTGAATTGACCAGTTTTGAATTCACGAACATTGCCAATATAAATTATTTCAAAATCTCTCATAAGGTGGTCCGGAACTAAAAAATTAATTTTATCCAACACCGCTTGAAAATCCAAATCAGTGGTAAATGGCTCCAGAATTACAATTGGTTTTTCATTCAAAGAAAAATTTTTTTGTTGTGCCTTGTGGGCGGATTCTTTTATGTATTCACTTTTCAAGACTCGGTGATTCCTTGAGGAAGTTGGAGGTTGTCTACATCCCACATTGCTTGTTGGTATCCTCGAATAAAGTTTTCTTCTGCAATTGCTAAAAGAATTTCTGGAAACTCAAGAGACATTACTTGAATAACCATTTCCATAGTCACTTCATCATTCTCTGGCTCCAGTTGCTCCCCTACATAGTTTACAAGCAAGCGTTTCATCTCATTGTTTTTTGCAATAGGCATTAATAGTTCAGGGTTTTTGTTTTCACTCATTGTTTTTCTCCTAAAGGGTAGATAATATAACAGAACTGTTCATAATTTAAAGAATTTTTGAAGCTAGGGTGGCAATCTTTGATCGTTCGCCTTTGCGTAAAGTGATATGGCCAGATATTTGGTAGTCTTTGAATTTTTCTACTGCATGAGTTAATCCATTGGAAGTTTCATCCAAGTATACGTTATCAATTTGCTCTATATCGCCCGTCAGTATAATTTTGGTATTTTCTCCAACGCGGGTCAAGATAGTTTTCAATTCATGAGCTGTAAGGTTCTGCGCTTCATCAATTATAATGTAAGCGTCTGATATCGATCTACCTCGAATATAAGTTAACGCCTCTACTTCAATAATTCCTCTATCCATGTACATTTGTAGATTCTCTCGATCATTGGCCATAAGAAATCTTAAGTTATCTTGTATGGGGGCAACCCATGGAGCCATTTTTTCCTCCAATGTACCCGGCAGATAGCCAATATCGCGTCCCATCGGCTCGATAGGTCTAGAAATTACCAATCGTTTATAAATTTGTTCTTCCATTACTTGATGCAGACCTGCAGCTATGGCCAAAAGAGTTTTACCGCAACCGGCTTTGCCAATTAAAGTAACAATATTCACATCATTGTCTTTTAAAAGATCTAAAGCAAACATTTGTTCTTTATTTCGCGGTTTAACACCCCAGATTCCTTTTTTGTGAGAGCCGCTGATTCTCTTAAGCGGTTGGTTATATCCTACAAACCTCGCAAGTGCGGTTTTTTTCTCATTTTGATTGGAGACCAGTAATACAAATTGGTTAGGTACCAACTCTAGCTCATCATTTTCAATAAAAATTTCTTCATCTTTGTAAAAACGATCCAGAACCGGTTCGTCCACAAGATGTTCCAGAAAACCCGTATATATGTGGGTGGTATCAGTTACCACTTGATTTGATTGGTAATCTTCGGTTATTAAACCCAAAGCGTCACACTTTACTCGCATATTTATATCGCATGTCACTACAATAACTTTTCGACGAGGAAATGCATCTTTCTGGTTAAGTGCTACAGCAATTATTTCATTATCTGGAATGGATAAATCAAGATCTTCAGGTAAATTATCTTTAACACATAGTTTTACAAAAACGGAACCTTTTCCCGTTCCTAACTTTACTCCTTTATATAGACTCCCCTTTTCTCGAAAAGAATCTAAGGTTCGAATAGTTTCACGGGCATTGACGCCAACGCCATCTTGGCGTTTCTTGTGTCTATCGATTTCTTCTAAGACTTTCAAAGGAATAACAATGTCATTGTTTTCAAAAGAGAGAAGGGATTTAGCGTCAGTTAAGTAAACGCTGGTGTCTAGAACATAAATTTTCTTGGCCATTAAACTCTCGCTAATCTAAGACGCTAAATGCGTGCTTATAAAGTAAATAGTAATATTTTTTATTTGCTAAATGCTGTAAGGGGTTTTTATTTCATATATATTATAGAGGGGGAAACAACACAAATGTTTAAAACAATTCTTGTTTCCGCTTTTATTTTACTTTTCAGTTCCTGCACCAGTCATGTTAAAAACCGATCCTTAAATGATATTCTCCCACGACAAGGGTATATATTTATCGAAAAAACACTTAATATTAAAATGTGCGCAGATGGGGTTTGTTCAGAAGCCGAAATGGTTTCAGTTGGCTCCGGTTTTGTAGTGAAAAAAAATTACAAAGGCGTTTATGCATTAACAGCGGCGCATGTTTGCAACGTTGGGGTAAGCGCACCGGGTGGTGGCGCAATGGATGTAAAAATTGGAAAAAAAATAAGAGTCGAAACGCTAGACGGTAGATTTTATAAGGCAGAAGTTATAGCTACGAATGACGAGATAGACGCATGTTTAATGTTCGTAGAGGACCTAGTTCATAAAATTGACATCGTAGAGTTTGCAGACGAAGGGCCAAAACCGGGCGATAGAGTTCTCAATATAGCCTCACCATATGGCATTCATTTCGAAGGAGTCGTTCCTTTGTTTGAGGGCCTTTATATTGGAGATAATGATAAAAGAAGTCTCTATACATTCACTGCAGCTCCGGGTTCTAGTGGCTCCATGATTCTAAATGCTGATGGTGAATTAATTGGCTTGGTACATTCCGTATATTATAAATTGTATGAGGTGGTTGTCGGAGTGAGTTTTGAAGAGCTTAGGCAGTTTACAAAAAAGAATATTCGACTACATGAAGCTAAAGAGTACAGATCATTGTATGCACCGCCCCTCTCAACGGGGCAACAATTGCTAGGTCGAAATATCTAATAAAGATCTTGGCGTTGAAATATAACAGCGCCGCTCTTTTCCTTAACAGTCTTTAATTTGTCGTAAAGATTTAATCCACTAATATTATTTTCCAAAATAAAATCTTCAAAGTCTGCACGTGTATGTGATAATAAGCTTTGTAAAATATGCACCACTTTTTTATTTAGATATCTTTGTGTGGTCGCTTGACGTCCCTGATAGGTTCGCCTAAAACTCAACGCATGGTGAATATACAGCTCAAATACAATTTTGCGAGTTCCTTTTGGTTGCCTGACTGTAATGTGCATAAAAGAGGGATCGCAAATATAAGTTTTTTCAGGAATTACTAACTGCATCTTATACCATATCAAACAAGTATCTGTCGAAATGCTTCATATATTTTGTATACTTAACTCCATAAAGATGATGAAGAGTGGCAGCGATGCTACTCAATAAAGAGTTTCCATCTTGCGGGGTAAAACAAAATCCCGTTACTTGAGTTTTGCCTGCTAATTGTGTGGTGGCCACGCTGGGAATTGAAACAACAGTCTGGTTAAATATTCGCCCATAATAACCATGATCACGACCAAACGAAAAAACTTTATTGGCTGTTTTTTTATGAGTCAAGGTTACAAAAGCGTTCTCTCTGAATCTAGACAAGACTTGTTCTGTGGTGATGTGACCATGAAGAAGAATATTAAATCTAATAGTATGCATATATTGCGAATTCACCTTCATTGCACTGGAGAATAGATTAAGAGTTTTATGCAAAGTGGTAATCACTCGGGATGCATCGTGCGCATGGTGAGTGCCAAAAGTAGCATCACTGTGCTTTCCAACTTCTGGAGAGGGAATAAAAGAAGATTCCTGACTAATATCATTTGAACGACGAATGCACACAAAATCAGAATTTAAAAGTTCTTGACTGGATAATTTAGGAGAGAGGCTTTTTAAAACGCTACAAATATTGTGAGTATTACAACTTACAACTTGTACAAAATTATTTTTTTTCTTTTTGGATTCTTTCAACGCTTCATCATTTATGCCGTAAGCATATGGTAGGCCAAAGCCTTTCTCGCTACCCTGAGCAATAAACAATCTATTTTTATTTTTTGTTGCGCAATACTTTTCCTCCAACAGAGGCTGATAATACATTTCTTTATTTATATTTCCTGCTGGTGTGCAATCAATCACCACATCTGCAATGCGCAGAGCAGTATCATGAAATAAAACCGGTTCATGACCTAGGCGAGTAAAAGCCTCTTCCATTCCTTCATCAACCACTAGCTTGGCGCCACGGTCAATAAGACTATTCACCTTGGCTATCTCATGATTCAAGGGTGTGCGTTTATGAAAAAAGACTGATATATCTAATTCTTTCTTAAAATCAGCTAAGAGACCAATAAGTGGCTCTCCAATAGTTCCGGTGCCAATTACTAAAACATTCTTCAATTCTTTTCTCCTAAAATTAGTGGAGATGTCGGGAGTCGAACCCGAGTCCAAAAGAGATCCAAAATTACGTCATTCACAAGATTAGTTGGTTATTTGTACTCCAACAAACTGAAACCTGCTGCGCGTACCACTTGTTTTGTAAAAGCTTGAAAAACAAGAAAACTGCCTAGCTTCTTTAATGAAGTGCTAGGAACTCCAGATTACGCAGCTAGTGCGTAGTCGAACTCAACGTTATCGTTGGCGTTTAAAAAGTTTGAGTATTTTAAATGTGCTACTCACACATTCTTGCACGTTAATTTTTTTCTTCCTCTGTCGAAACCGTTTCATCCCCAGTTTCAAAAAAGCTTTCAGTCTGATATTTCTTAAGGAGTCGATTAAATTCAACATAATCAATTCCTAAGAAGCGTGCTCCTTCTTTTTTGGTCCTAGCAATGCTGAGAGCTGTCTTAAGTAGAGCATCTACAACAGTATGCCTAGTAATCCTCCAAAGTGGAAGCCCGTAGAATTTACCACAGACATAACGAGATGTCAACTCTAATTTAATTGCTATCAATTCTTCTAAAGATAAACTATTAATATTATTTAAAGTTTTATTGGTAATTCTTTCTTCAGACTTTAATTTATTTATTATACTGTAAGAATCATACTTAGTTAAGTTTTTCTTTCTTTTTTTATTCCATGACATTTAGCTTGACCAATAGAGAATATCATGCTATAATATTTTTTGTATTTTAAAAAAATAAGTAATATTAGATATTTTGATTTAATTCATTTTCTAAATTAAGATTTTCTGGAGTATCACCATCATAGTTTGGTGAAGCTGGTTCAGGTAAGTTAACTTTTAATTCATCTTCAAATTTATCAAAGTAAAGTTTTAAGTTTGTAAGAAGGTAATCATAAAACATGTCGCGATCTGCTTGATTTGCTAGACTCTCATAGGCATCGATTGTTTGCTTCTCCACCTTATTAAAGGTGTTGCTAGCGAAGTTACGTCCGGTTTCGTCCATCCCTTCGATCTCCGCGAAACTAGCTTCCTCTTCTTCGGCAACTTCTTCTTCCTCGGGAACATCAATATCGCGAACAGGAATAAATTTATCTTCTTCAGATTCTTCGACATCTAAAGTGATTTCTTCTTCTAGATCTGCTGCAGCCTCTGCTTCATCATCATCCAAATCTGCAACCACCTCGACTGGTTTGAGAGTGTTTTCGATCGCATTTAGAATATGAGCGCGAAAAGAAGTACGTTGTTTTTTATTACTAGTAAGAGCTTTATATCCTTCTTCAATGGTGGGAATAATATTGCGAAGTAGGTCTTCTAGAATGTTGATACCAGTATTATTATGGGGTTGAGCATCAGGTACATCAGTTTTTGCTGCCTCTGCGATCATTTGCCTAATAACGCTTCTCAGTCGTTTTTCTTGCAATTTTTCTTTGCTATCTTTTTCTTTAAGATATCTTTCTAAAAGTGTACGTACCAATGAACGCAGACGCTGTTCTTCTTTTATTTCAGTTAAAAATTCATCGCGATTAATCATGTGCTATATCCCCAGTTTCTCTAGTAAATAGTTTAACGCATCATTAACCTCTTGTTCAGCTAAGTTTCTTTTTTTCTTGCGTCTTGAAGGTTTGGCACCTAGGGAGAGAGAGTACCCTGCGCCACCAGAGGAGATTTCTTCAATTTCTTCTTCATCCTCTTCTAGTTTGCCTTTTTCTTCCATAGAATGAGCAATAGCTATAGCTTGGTCTGTTGGATAACCCTCATCTTTTAAAATTGGAATCTTTTGAGAGACTCTTTTCTTTGCAGCTTTACTCTTCTTTTTCTTTTTCTTTTTCTTTTTCTTCTCAGTCATGACCTCTTCAACTAGCCCACGAAAAATACCCATAAAATGATGGGTATCCTCCTGTAATTTTTCTTTTACCATATCAGCTATGACATCTATCTTATCTTTTGAGTCATCAGGAATAAATCTATCAATATCTTCGTTATTACGTAAAGCATTGCGAAAATCAGTAGCACTTAATTCTTCGCCCATTGGGCAGCATGCATATTCTAGAGGATCAAGAACTTCAGCATCTTTAACATATTTTTGAACATCTCCAGCAAACCGCTGCGCAGCATCTCCACCCTTGGTACTAGCCCCTAATATAATTTTTGTTCCTTCCATCTCTGGGTTATTGCCATATTCCATCGCTGCTTGCACGGGAGAGGGATATTCTGAGATCTCGATATTAACATTATCTAGTCCAGCATCATTAACATACATTTGCAACAGCCTTTCAGACACATCGGCAGTAATACCTTCTTTTTCAATTGGACTAATCAAAACAACTACCCTATCTGCGTATTGGAGATAATGTTTTATCATGTCTAGATGGCCCCGGTGTGGAGGCTTGAACTTACCCGGTAAAATAGCCACGGTTTCTTTGCGATTATATGCTTCTTTTTGCTCTAGAATCCATTCTTTCACCAATCGAGGTGTTTTGCCTCGTCCATAACGAAATAGACCCAAAAGTTGGTTAATTGGAGCAAAATTTCCGGTAAATTTATACATCTGACCATCGTGTTGAAAAACAAAACCTTCCACTACTGTGTCAATATTGTCGTGATGTTTTAATTTTTCTAATTGTTTGGCCAACATTTCATGCGCAACCTCTTGACCGGGACCCTCATAATCTTTAATTGCGTTAATTGCTTCTTCGGTTTCTTTTTTAAGTCGTTTAACTTCTTTGTGGTTATCTAAGATGTAAGCACTTTTTAATCCGCGCAACAATTCAACAGCTAACTCGTGAATAGCTAATTCTATAGGCTCAATAAGCTTGCCAATGATGAATTTAGCGCTTTTATTATATTGAGATACTTTCCGTCTCTCTTCCGCGCTCATTCCTTTGGCTATTTGAGATGTTGTGGGGGTGCCTTTTACTCCGAGCATCCTATTCACAAGAAGTTGTCTGCGTTGTTCGTCCAATTCGGGAAGATCTCTCTTTATCATTGGGTATATTTTAGAGGCAAGGTAATCTTCAAGAGTCATATCACCGCTATAGCCGGTATTTTGAATTTTTTCTAAGGTGCGATTTACAAAATTTTCATCAGTGACTCGATTTAACTCTAAAAATGCTGTTCGTCGAACACTAAAGTCTTCATCAGAGGTGGCTTGTTCAAATCTGTTAAGTACATTGTCTAAAAAAGCTGATTCTTCACTGTTTTCAACAACTTCTAAGGTATTATTGTCTCTATTATAACGTTTGTGGCCCATATGATGAATATTTAAAATATTTTCATCATAATTAACCACATTTGGAGCGATAGGGCCTTGAATTTCGGTATTGTAGAATATTTCCCCTGCAGGGCCAAAAATAGCGTCTTTTTCTTCGTTGGAGAGGGAATCAAGGGCTTTTTCATATGCACTGAAGGCGGTAACGTAAGCTTTTTTGGATTTTTCACCTCCACGAAACTCGCGGTTGACCAAATCTTCCATGGTCATGCCACCTTTGGCCATATCACCTTTGTTTCGGGCAGCACGTGCCTTTCCATCAACATATCCGAGAAAAATATTAAAACCATCGGTCTTTTCAGTACCAATAAGCTCACCTTTGGCAGCTTTTTGAAGAATATCCGCCATTTGATTGTATGTGAGATTACGATTGTCGTAAAGATGTGCTAAATGTCCCGCTACGCCACCCATGACTTGCTTATTTTCCTTTTTTATCTATTCAGGCGCTGCTTTCGAAAGCGTCTTACCGTATTTTAAAATTGCGTTCCCCGCGCCGTCACTAATTTTTACATACCATGCTTTTGTACGACTACCAATATCTATCCAGCTATCCAAAATTCGCATTGCATCTTCTTTGGGCATGTCCTTGGCAACGCCTTTTTGTTGTACAACATCTCTAAGGTTTTCGTATACTGCTTTCATCATTCTATCCACCTCACCTTTGCCTTTTGCGAAATCATGAGGCGCCTTGGCATTGTGCAAATCATCAATCTTTGCTAATAGTTTATAGTAGTGAGGTTTTTCTTTGCCGGGCGGCGCACGATCAATCATTTCCGCTAGTTGTCCCTTCATAGCATCAACGGCTGTATCACTGACCGGTTGACCTTTGTTATACAACTTTGCCTCTGCAAAATTATCAATAAGAATGGCCATGATTAAACTAATAGCCATAACAATCAATGTTGTTTTGATAACTTTGCAAAGAGTGTAATACTCAGAGCAAAAATCGTCAATTTTATCGTAAATGAATTTAATTCCTTTAATACCCGCCTGCGCACTTCGTTTTCCGAGTTCAAGTATCTGAATTGTCTTTAGGAGCATCCAATCATTGATTTTTTCCAAACCCTTAGCTAACATTCCTTGGCGTTCATGTGGTGGTTTATAATCAGGATCAGCAGTTAGTTCTGCTTCCTTTTCCCAATTAATTTCTTTAATAAGTTGAATTAATTCCTGTTCTGTTGTTTTTTGCCATTCTTCAAGGAGATATTCTTTGGAGATTTGATTTTTATCGTATCGCTCACATAACAGCCCAAATGGGTCATTATTGTATTTTCTCCAATTTTCCATTATAAGCTTCATTTTATTCTTTCCCTTTTTTTTCGGCCAATCCGGCTTCCATGGGGCGCTCGTATGGATCTACATCTCGCTTCCCTGTTTTTTTGGAATTTTTATTTTTTTCTAACTTGTTTTCTTCTAATATCTTGACTTGTTCTTCTAAAAGTGATACTCTTTCCTCAAGTTTTCTATTATTTTTCTTTATCTCTTTAAGATGTTGATGCGCCATGGCAATTTGTCTACTTTCTTTTTGACTCTTTGGGCGAATATTTTCTAAAATCTTCACCACGGACTCAATATATGCCTTTGTCGTAGGCTTATCAACCGCCTCATTTAGTAAAAACTTGCGAGTTATAGAATTTAAATCAAAATTCATTTTTATTTCTCGTTTACAAGTTCGGTGATAATGTTTTGAATAACTTTTCTAAGCTTTTGCTCTTCGAGGTCCTCTTTCTCCTCTAGAGTAGCTTCTTTCGCCTCGGTAGAGTGTGGATGAGCTTCTACTTCGCCCAAATCCTCTTCTTCGAGTTCTTCTGGAGTGTGCTCAATCTGCGCAGTTGCATAATCGGCGTTGCTGAGATCATAAGTACCCATTCCCTCTGTTAAGAAGGACTCATCGGTGCTTTTAAAGCCCCATTTTTCCATTAAAAGTGTGTTAAGTTCTGCATTTTTCCAATCTTTAGTAGACATTTTCTCTTCTCCTTTAGAAGTTTTCTGTTTATAATTAGTTTCATCGAGGCTTTTAATGCCGTCTTCCCAGTCACGGAAGCACATGTTACCTTTCTCATACGCTTCACGCTCCATTTCCCGCATGTGGCCATCTTTCTGAGCATATCCCCGTACAGTGGGACCTGCATTCTTTAGATCACCCCGTTCGTTTTGCATATGATGAACTAACTCATGCGCAAGAGAGCGTAGACAGTCCTTCATGTGACGACCGGTAGTGAAAATCGTTATTGTTTGTTGCGTGGGATCGTAATAAGCTGTCTTTCCAAGCGGTTGTTGGCTATTTTTGACATCTTTCTTCAAAACAACGTCTGGACGGTTCTGAAGTTTATACCGCTGGTGGAAAAACTCTATTAAATCATTAGCATAGGTACGAAGATTATCCATAACTATACATAATTAGTTATTTTTTTGTTAAATGTGGTGGGCTGATTCGGAAAAATAAAAATTATCTATGTGGCTATCTTTCAAAGCTGTTTGAATATGATTTACAAACCCGTCTTTACCAAGAAAGCTAACTTTACATTCATCTCCTTGGCATGTTCCTTTGTAATCATATACAGACCATGAATCCACTTCATCCAAGACGTCCATTTTATTAACTACCAAATGTGTTACACCGTTAATTCGTGCAGCTTTCTTCAGAAGTTTAATACTCATCCAGTTTACTTGTCTTTTTCTTCCGGTGGTAGCTCCGAATTCTTGGCCGATATCTTGTATTTGGTCAAAAATCACGTCGTTGCCTTGGAATTTTCGTGTTCCTACATATGTTTCATAAGCTTTGGCAACGCCCCACACATTTCTTACTGCTTGATGAGGCACTCCATTCATCAAAGCTGCTGCAGTGATGCAATTAGATGATGTAACATAGGGATATTCACCCCAATCAACGTCTAGACCAAACCCCTGCGCTCCCTCAAAGAGAATTTTTACATTATTTGGGTTTGAATTAACATAAAATTCTTCATATAAATCAATAAGATAGGGTTCAAGTTCGCGTATTTCTTCGGCTCGAATACCTTTTCGATCAAACTTATCGCGATATGCAGGACCATTTCCCCTTTTGGTTGTGCCTATCTTCTTATCTCTCTGATCTTCTTGTATATGTGCCTTGGTAATGATGTGTGTGTTCTTAGCGACAAAGATCAATCCATCAGTTTTAATCCCACCGTCCTCTAATTGTTTAATTTCTTTGAAAAATTGCTCAATATCCAACACACACCCAGACCCAATAACAGACTTGATGCCAAAAAATACCCCGGCAGGTATATGGTGTGTAACAAATTTTCTTCCATTGTGAAAGATTGTGTGACCGGCATTGCAGCCCCCGTTATATCGTACCACATGTGTGTATTCCCCCTCTTTGCAAAGATGATGGGTAACTTTACCCTTGCCACAATCTCCATATTGAAGATCTACAACTACATCTGCTATCATAAAGCCTCCTTTAGCTAGAGTCTTATGATATCAATTATAAAAATACATTTAAAGCTATATTTGCATGTTTTAGGAAGACCCACAAATAAATTACCAGAACAGGTGCTATCAGAAAGTAAGTCAATTTTCGATGGCGTAAAATCCACAATAAATAACTACATGCGGTCACAAGAAATATTTTCATTGTAATGAAGAAGGTGTGACTAAAATTTAACCATGTTTCCATAAGAGGGTTGGCCTCGGAGGCTAAATTGTTATCTATCCAGAAAGCAGTGGCTAATGCATCAACGATGTTTAAAATCATCAATACAACAAGTATTATAAGAAATTTAGTATCCCTGTTCTTCATGAATTAAGGCTTCTTGTTACCACTGCATGCAGTTTCATCTAAAATCTGCAGTAGGTGATTATACATCTCCAAAGCATCCGTGGTTAATTTATATGCTTTACCGCCAATTCCTGCTTCAGTTAGAGCAACATAGTTGTTTGCCATATTTAATTCTAATAAAACCTCTTCAGTAAAGGCATAAATAGACAACTCATCAGCGGCATTGATCATATCTACCAAAACCTCTTCAGTGATTTTAGGATCTAAATAAGATTGCCCTTCTTCATCTGAAAACAGTATAATTACATGTTTTGCATCATCACGCCAGCTTAGGCTCCACTCCGCTGCTGGTGGTTGTGACTCTTCTGTAGCCCAGCCAGTCCATTCAAAATCCTCCAATGGATAGGGAAGCTGCGCAGCTCCAACAAGATTACTAATAGCAAGATATATTGCATCATAGTTTTGTTCATCGCCGCCCTGTGTGGAATAACCTGCCGTTTGAAAGATGTTCATGAACGTATCAAAGTCTACCAAATCAGTTTGCAAAACAACTTGTTCCTGCGCCCATCCTTTTGCGCTAGCTGTAAAAACAAGGCCCCATTTAATAACATCAGAGTCACTATAGTGGGTGGCAAATTTATTTAGTGCTAGCATTACAGCATTGATCTCGGCATCCATTGATCCGGAGAGATCTATAATGAAAAGAATGTCCGTAGGTTCAAGTTCTTTATCCTCATCAATTTTACCATCGCAGTTGGTATCCGTGCCGTTGCAAATGTCTTCAGGTTCAGGTAGCACTTCATTTAGACACATTTTCGGCATAAAGTTACCAAGATCATCGTAATGCCCCCATTTGCCTTGAAAACAAGTCATCTCGCCCGGAACACATATTCCTACATACATTGTTTGAGGTGGACCGCTATAGCAACCAGCAACCAAACCTTCATCGACTTGCTGGTTGCAGTTATCATCATGATTATTACATTCTTCTGGCTTGATTTCCCCTAAATACTTATCACAAATTTCTCCCGGCTTGAGTGTTTCTGGGAGCCAATGACATTTGGCCAAGCACGCCGTCATTTGTGCCTCTGCACATGTGGGATCATTAGGGTCAACACACTCACATGTTCGATACCCTGCGCCACACACCAAAGGACTTTCCTGACAAGGGTAAAGAGTGCCCACGTCTTTTTTGGTACATAAACAATTTAACTCCTCATCTACATCACCGTCACAATCATCATCTTGGCCATTACATATTTCTTCTTGAGGTTTTTTAGCTGTGCAATACCAGTTACCATTGATACAGTAGCTTAGATTTTCTTCGCACGGTGTAGAACATTTATCTATTAAATCTTCATCAACTTTCCCGTCGCAGTCATCATCAAGTCCATTACATATTTCTTGGGGAACTATTCCACAGCCACCACAAGCATTCAATTGAAATTCGTCAATGTCGCCATCGCAATCATCGTCGATTCCGTTACATATTTCTTCAGGTTCTTTTCCACAACCTCCACATGCGTTAGCTACGCCATTGTCTATAACTCCATCGCAATCGTTATCAATATAGTCACAAATTTCCTCTGGTACATCACCACATTCACCGCATGCATTTTTCACCCCTTCATCAATTTCACCATCACAGTCATCATCTACAAGGTTGCACACTTCTTCTTTACATTCGGTTTTGCATTTAGTGTATTGAATAACTCCTTTATCACACGTCTTATCTTTG